AATATTCCAATGGTAGATTACTCAGATATTGACGGTCCTAATGGCACCGAAAACAACATGGGCGGAACAGCCCAAATATTTTATATTGCTGCAGTGCGTGATATTTTAACAATTCAGAAGCCTGTGGCTGTACCAACAACGTTGGATGATTATGTTGAAATAACAACAGCGCACGTGATGAAAACAGGAAAGAAATTTACCAAGGTGTATTCCACTATGGATACCGGTGAAATTGATGATGAAATGCAAGGCGACAGAGATGCGCGTTCATTAAAATCAACTTTCAAATTTCGTACTCCTGGTCAGAACTCCGAGTTACTTGGATTTATGACACAGGCGAAAAACGATCGTTTCATCGTATTGGTTCCATTGGCTGACGGAAAGCTTCGTCAGTTAGGTTCGGAGCAATTCTACGCTGAAATGGCTGGTAAGTTAATGACAGGGAAAAATTCTAGCGGATATCGCGGAATAGAAGGTGAGATCACTTGCTTTGGCCCTGCCTACTTAGTTTACACAGCTGCTATTCCATTGACACCAGGAGTATAATTCTCGAAAATTTATGGAAGAAAAAAGAATAATGTCTAAGCACCTTGTTGGAAAATACGAGGTTGTTGGCGTTTTACCAGGGGAAGTTTACTTTCGTGGTGAAACTATTGATTTAAGATCCGTAACTCTTGAGAAAGCGGATGAAATCGTTAAAGCAGGTTTTCCTTACTTGAAAGCTGACGCGAGAGCTCTAGTCAATAAAAACGAAGCCAGCAAACAAGCTGAGGACAAGAAGTAGGGAGGTTAGATTGTTTTTGTAGCCCTGTTGAAGAAATTTAACAGGGCTTTGTCCTTTCAGTCAATTGCATTCATTCTGTACTTTGTCGCATGGCAATTTCAGAGGCAAAGAAATGGATTGATTCTAAAGAAAGAGATTTTGAAGAGGGAAGACTTTTGTATGAACGTTTTGGAAAGAGTCGTTTTTTAAAGAATATGTTTTCATCGGGCGAGGATGAATACAACTCGATCCGTTTACTCACTGAATTAAAAAACATTGTTTCGAAAACGCCGCATGCCATGGAGCATCGGCCGGCAAGCCCTGAAAACAAAGCTGAGGCAGCTCCAGAGAATAATGATTTGAGTGATGAGCATTCGTACAAAGTATTTTCGGATAAGAAAATGCCGGACATCGATGTTAAAGCATTGCCCGAGGATTTGCAAAAGCTCGTGATAGAGAAAGGATCGCTATACAGGGAGGCTTGCAGCTTGCATGCAAAGCTAGAGCTCTTTAAAACCGACGCTGAGCGTAAAGTAGCTGCTGAGCGAATTAGTATAAACTTTATTCGCATTGCAGAAATTTGGCGTGAGATGGATTATTATCATCTGTATAAAATTCGTCGGCCAAAGGATGGGATGGATTTTTCTAAGTTGAGTACTGTGAAATTAATCATGCGCAGAAATACGGTGAGAACATCGGTAAGTAAACACAAGAAGAAAGGAGCTTCGCCGGAGCTTGCACGCTTCCAGGAAGAATTAAACAGCATAGATTTTATTATTAAAAGTCGAGAAAATGACGAGGACTAGTTCATTGTTTCGGGTAAAGGAATTGGTGGCTGATACTGCACCAGTGATATCTGCAGCTGTAGCTGAAGATGGATCTGTTCAGGAATTCTTACTTTGTAAAGGATCGGCTAAGCTTCAGGAGTTATTCCCAACGCTAGAGCAAAACCGTTGCTTGCATTATGTTTCTAACGGGGATTGGTCGACTCATGAATTGGTGATGCATTTGCTGGAGCTAATAGGTCCGGCAGAATTATATTTTACTACATGGAGCTTGAAAGAATACCCGGTGCGGTTATTCCTGGACGCTATGGAAAGCGGAAAGATTACTCAGCTGTATGCTTTGCTGGATAGCCGAGTGAAAGTTAGAAACCCGGATGTATTTCAATTAGCAAAACATAATTTTTCCAAAGTGAGGCAGTATGATTGTCATGCGAAAGTATCGGTACTCATTAATGATAAATGGGTTGTTTCTATTGTAGGGAGTGCCAACATGACCAACAATCCACGTGTTGAAGCTTGCATGCTTTCCACCAATCAGGAAGTTGGACACTTTCATAAGAATTGGATTTTAGAATTGATTAATAACGGCCACCCTTTAGACTAATGGAATTTACAGCAGAAGAATTAATTGAGATTGAGGAGATGGCATCTTTGCTTTTCTCCCCCGATAAAATATCAAAAATACTTGGAGTCGAGTTGCATGATTTCACCGAATGCTTGATGCGTGTTCATCACCCGGCAACAATTGCATTTGCGAGAGGTAGTTTGAAAACCGAAGCGGAATTAAGAAAATCTATTTTGAAGCTCGCTAAACAAGGAAGCTCGCCGGCTCAAAATTTATCCCTCAAAATGTTGGATGAATTAAGTACACGTTTGATGAATTTGAAATTGATATGAGCCATTCAGCTTATACAATAAATCGTATTCGACAGTATTACCTGGGCGAAGAAGTTATTTTAAATGAGGATGAGGCAAATATTCTCAAACGATGGGAGGAAGCATTCACATTTTTGCGCGACACGAAAAGCATTCCTGAAACGGTTGCACTCTTGCGTCGACGATTTCCGGAGATTTCAAAGCGTACACTTTTTAAAGATGCGAATTCATCGTTGCAGCTCTTTGGTGATGTGATTAAATATTCGAAAGAGGCAATGCGCAACATGGCGAATGATTACGCCCTAGACTATTTGAATCGATGCAAAACTTTAAATGATCGCAACAATGAAAAATCTGCGATTGCTATGCTCATTAAAATTAACAGACTGGATAAGGATGAAGTTGAAGAGATGGATCCAGCTTCAATGATTTTGGAAGCTCCGAGAATAGAGATACCAGAGCATGTATCATCGATGATTTATGCGCTCATTGGAAACGGCGCTGTTAACCTTATGCAATTACGCGAAAAAGCAACTTTAAATTTGAATGAGCGAGCCCCTGAAGTTCAACCTGCCGCAGCTGTTGCTAGCGACAGCGCATCAGCCTGAAAAATATGTTGAGGGTGGAAGAGGTTTAGGTAAATCAACTTCTCTGGCCTTTGAAATGCGTGAAGTCGTTACAGACATGCCTCGCAGTAATAATTTTATTGTGGGTGAAACGTACCAACAAATTTTAACCAGGACACTGCCATCGACCATTGCCGGTCTCGAGCGTTTAAAACTGATTAAAGATGTGCACTATTTTGTTGGTCGCAGAGCTCCGAAGAAATTGAAATGGAAGGAACCGTATCAACCGCCCTTGGATTACTCCCGAGCGATTCACTTTTTTAACGGTGCTGTTTATAATCTCATTAGCCAGGATAGAGCAGGTACCGGTCGCGGATTAAATACCGATAGCGGAATAGGTGATGAGTGTAATTTGTTGGATTTAGAAAAACTAAACATCGATGTGCTTGCTACTATGCGTGGTTCCGATCCTCGAAATAAGAATAAGCGCAAATTCATGAATACAATGATGGTTGGATCAACTCCACTTACACAAGGTGGCAAGTGGATGTATGCAAAAGAAAAGGAAGCAATTGAATTTCCTGATAGGATTTTATATTTACGTGCATCGAGCTTTGAAAATTTTGAGGTGTTAGGGCAGCGTTGGTTTGATCTGATGAAGCGCACGATGCCGGAATACCTGTATAATGCGGAAATACTGAACATCCGCCCCATGAAAATTACGGATGGCTTTTATCCATCGCTAACGGTGGATCATTACTACACGAATTACAATTATGACTATTACGATTCCCTCAATCAACGTGTGGTGGTGGAGTCTATAAACTCTAAGGGCGATGCTGACTGTAACACGTATGCACCACTCGAGATAAGTGTAGATTGGGGATCTTCTATCAACTGTATGGTGGTAGCACAACAGGATGGGGATACTCTCAGGATCATCAATAACTTCTTTGTTAAATCGCCCAAGATCCTTGACGATTTGTTCAAGGATGAATTCATACCGTATTACCAACACCACCGCGAGAAGACGATTTACTTTTGGTATGACCGTAATGGTAATAGTAGAATAGCAAACAGTGATCTTACTTTCTTCGAGCAGGCTGAACGTCTCTTGGTCAATGCAGGGTGGAATGTTATTCGTATGGTGCGTGGTGTTGATCCACCACACCAAGAGAAGTATCTACTATGGAGCATACTATTGAAGGAGTCAGAGCCACACCTTCCTGTTATTCGTATTAACAAATCACAGTGCAAGTACTTAATCATCTCTATGCAGAACGCACCAGCGAAAGATGTCAAGGGCATACAGAAGGATAAGGGATCTGAGAGGAAGAAGGACTTCCCTCAGGAGGAAGCAACTCACCTTAGTGATGCTGCTGATATCATGGTGTATGGTAAGTTCCGTGACCTGTTAGATGGGAGGTCTTCGTTTATCTC